AACGGACAGCTTCTGATCGGCAATGGCACGGGCTACTCGCTCGGCACTTTGACGGCCAGCACTGGCGTCAGCGTCACCAACGGTTCCGGCACGATCACGATTGCCAACACGGGCGTCACCAGCCTGACCGCTGGCACAAACATCACCGTGTCCGCGTCAACTGGCAGCGTCACAATTGGCACGTCGGCTACGCCAACTTGGACCTCTGAGACTGTTCCGCTCATCAGCGGCGGCACGACAGCCTCGTCCACGCTGACGTTGCAAAGCACCAGCGGCGCTGGCACTTCGGATGCGATCATTTTCCGCACGGCTTCTCAAACGGAGCGGATGCGTATTGATACGTCGGGCAATGTCGGGATTGGGACTAGCAGTCCTCAAGCAAAAATTGTTGCGTCAAATGCTGGCGCGGCGGGCCTTGAGTTCTTTACAAACTATCCGGGCGGCGGTGTTGGAACCTACATTCAGAGCTACAATAGAAGTGGAGCGGCTTATGTAAACACCGCTTACGAAGCATTGTCTCACTCTTTCCGCACTCAAGGCACGGAGAAAGTTGTTATTGACTCCTCTGGCAATGTCGGGATCGGGACGAGCAGCCCATCCGCAAAATTGCATAGCTATGTTAACTCCGCGTCTCAGATCAACAACATTATTCAGAATACGGTTTCCTATCTGAACTATGGCGTTTTCGCAGACGGCAATAATTACGTTTACAGCGGTACGGCTAATAACCTGCTTCTCGGCACAAACAACACCGAACGTATGCGTATCGACTCCTCCGGCAATGTCGGGATTGGGACAGGTTCGCCATCGGAAAAACTTTCCGTCCATAGCGCAATCGGAATTCGTGGAAGCAATTTTGCCAGCACAACTTACGTTGGATCATCGGTTAACACGACAGGTGTTTATACTGGACTTGATTCTATTGGAAACTTTGCAATCAATGTCCGTGACGCTGGGGATTTAAAATTCAGCACTACAAACACCGAACGTATGAGTATTGCATCAGATGGTAATGTTGCAATCGTTGGCGATGCAGGAAATACTCTGCGGTTTCTTGACATTTACAACACGAATCAGGGCGTAAATGCTGGGTCAATCATTCGTTTAGTGACCAGCAATGCCGCGAACAGCGGCCTCACCACCGTTGACTTTGTGAAATATAAAGCAAGCGGGTTTCAGATCAACAACTACGACACCGCAGGGTCCAACTACACCTCGTTTACTATCGGTAGTTCAGAACGTATGCGTATCGACTCCTCCGGCAACGTGGGGATCGGAACCGCTTCCCCTGCTGCGTCTTTGTCAGTTGTTAAACAGACAACGGTTTTGTCCGGAACAACTAATGCCTATGGTGTCTATGTATACCCGACATCAACAGGCGCATCCTACATCGACGCCCTCACCAGCAGCACAGGTACGACAACTCTTACGCTCCGCACATATAACAACGGAACGTACAACACTTTTGCAATGGATGCTTCCGGCAACGTCACCGCTTCCGGCAACGTTACCGCCTACTCAGATGCTCGCCTGAAGAAGAACGTCAGCACCATAGACAACGCTCTCGCACTTGTTGAGAAGATGCGCGGCGTTCGCTACGAGCGCATTGAGGATGGCAAGGCTGGCGTCGGTGTCATCGCGCAGGAAATGCAGGAAGTTGTGCCGGAAGTTGTGCATGAGGGTGAAAACCTCTCCGTCGCTTACGGCAACCTCGTCGGCGTTCTGATTGAAGCGGTGAAAGAACTGTCTGCCCGCGTCAAGGAGTTGGAGGCTAAGTAATGACTACTTACCTTCCGGGCTCCGGCACTCTTTCCATGACGACCATCAATAATTTGTTTGGTCGTGGATTGAACCTGAACGCCTATCGCGGCACGACATATTACACATCGTCGGCTGGCCCGTTCACGTTCTCGTCTGGGGCAATCAGCTTCAGCAACTTCTATGGCACGGGGCCGAACCCGAATGTGACTTATACAGTCGCTACAGGCGGCACGATCACCAATGACGGTAACTATCGGAGCCACACATTCACTGGTTCAGGCACGTTCCAAGTTACGTCTATCTCAAACACATACAACAGCGTTGAATATCTTATTGTTGCCGGTGGCGGTGGTGCTTCAGCATCTGCGGTTGGCGACGGCGGGGCTGGCGGGGGCGGTGCTGGCGGCGCTTTAACTGGAAATTGGACCGCAGTCGTCGGCTCATATTCTGTTGTTGTTGGCGGCGGCGGTGCGGGCCAGTCAAATGCGACATCCATCGCGGGGAGTAATAGTTCCGCATTGGGCTTTACTGCGACAGGCGGCGGACGCGGCGGCGGTTTTAATAATTCTACTGGTGGCTCAGGTGGCTCCGGCGGTGGTGGTGAATTTACCGGATCTGCCGGTGCTGGAACTGCGGGTCAAGGAAATGCGGGCGGTAATGGCTTCATAGAAAAAGGCTACAATTCTGGCGGCGGTGGTGGAGGAGCAACCACAGCAGGACAGCGTGGGTATGGAGCCGCTTTTAGTTCTGCGCGTGGCGGCACTGGCGGTCAGGGTTTTGGAAGCAGTATAACTGGCTCTTTAGGAACATACGCTGGCGGCGGTGGTGGCGGAACGTATGTTGGTACTACTTATATAGCGGTGGGTGGCGTTGGTGGTGGTGGCAACGGCTCACAAACAATCACAGGGTCTAATGTTACTGCCGCCACAAGTGGAACAGCAAACACAGGCGGCGGTGGTGGCGGCGGGGCGGCCAGCGGTGTCCCTAATCGCACTGGCGGCTCAGGAGGTTCCGGTATTGTCGTATTCCGCTACCTTTATCAAGGAAACCCAAACACGACACGATCAATAGATTATCTCGTTGTCGCTGGCGGCGGCTCGGGTGGTATAGGAGATGGTGTAATCTCTGGTGGTGGTGGTGGTGCTGGTGGCTTGTTAACTGGCTCTACAACAATTCAAGTCGGGTTACGATATGCGGTTGTTGTAGGAGGCGGTGGAGCGGGCTTAAACGCACAATCAAACGGCTCATTCTCGCGGTTTGGCTCTTTGCAAGCTGTTGGCGGTGGTCATGGCGGTGGAGGCAACGGCACAACTTCTGCTCCTTCAACTGGGGGGTCGGGTGGCGGTGGTGCAGCCGCTGCTGGCTCAACCGCTGCAACTGGAACGGCAGGGCAGGGGAACTCTGGCGGTAATGGAGTTACGACATCTATTAGCAGTGTGACTTACTGGAGTGGCGGCGGTGGCGGCGGTGCTGGCGGGGCGGGAAGCAGTCCTGTAAACGGCAACGGCGGCAGTGGCGGCGTTGGTTTGAGTTTATCTTTAAGCGGATCATCTCAATTTTATGCCGGAGGTGGCGGTGGTGCGATGCACAACAGCGCCGGTAACAACGCTGGTCGTGTCGGTGGCTCTGGTGGTTCTGGTGGCGGTGGAACTGGTTCAGCAAAATTTGGTCCTGCCGCGACAAACGGGACTGCAAACACGGGCGGCGGTGGTGGCGGATGTGATTATCAAACATACTTAAATCCCGGAAGCGGTGGCTCTGGCATCGTTATCATCCGTTATTTGAACTCTCTGCCGGATGCCGTATCTGTAACCGGCGCAACGTATCAAAACACAGGAGGGTATAAAATTTATACCTTCACTGGCAGTGGCTCTATCTTGTGGTGATGACATGGCTCACTTCGCGCAAATTGAAGACGATGGTTTGGTGACTGCGGTCATCGTCGTTAACAATTCTGATCTCAACAATCTTGAGTTTCCTGAGAGCGAGCCAATTGGCATTGCTTTTTGTCAGGACATTCTTGGCCCGGAAACTAACTGGCGTCAGACAAGTTACAATAAGAGTTTTCGCGGCTCTTATGCAGCGATTGGCTCCTATTATCTGGCTAATCTTGATATGTTTGTGGAAGCACAACCTTACCCGTCTTGGACGCTCGACCGCGCCACAGGCAACTGGTTAGCGCCTATCCCTATGCCCGAAGTGCCGCCGCTCCATATGGCGGTTTGGGATGAAGAGGGGCAGGAGTGGGACATCGTTTTGGATAAGGTAAACGTATGAAAACGATCCTTCCTATCTCCGGCGGCTTGGACTCCACATATCTTCTGTGGAAGCTCTTGTCTGAAACGTCAGACGAGATCACCGCCGTGTTTGTTGATCTTTCAAGTGTCGATGCACGGTTCCGTCAAAAATACGACATCCGCAGCTTTGCATTTGAAGAGAGCGGCACTGAATATATCGTGAAAGTTTCGCGGATTGTTGATTGGCTCAAGACCAATGTGCGCGACTTTACGTTCCTGATTGAGCCGATTGACGTCAATTATTTGACGCGAGGTGTCGGTTCTCCGAACAATCCTCCGGCCTACATGGCGCGGTATGCAGTCCCGAAAATAAATGCTGGGACATATGACCGCCTTTGCCTGTCGAACGAGTGGGAAAACGACGGCTTTTCCAATGGCGGAACGATCACGACCCGCCGCACAGGCGCATGGGTGGCTCGTGAAATTTTTGTTGAACAGGCCACGCGCGGCCAGATCGACTTCACCCTGTTGGATATGGATTACAATCAGGCATACGCCATCAGCGAAATGCCTTCCGCCTTGTATGGCATGATCAATTCAGATGTCGGCGGCAAATCTACCAAACGTGGTTGGTTTAAGTCTCAGCTTGATAAGGGCATGACGCCCAAAGAAGTTGGCGACTTGGCAAAATCCAAGTGCATGCTGCCCAATGGGAAATGGCACTCCATGCGCTTTTGGATGAGTGGGATTAGCGTCGAAGAAAGTCATGCTTGGGACATGCCAACGTGGCCGTCTTCTTATATAGTTCCGCAGTCGTCAGAAACGTCTGGCAACACATAGAGGGGAACCAAATGGAAAACTCACCGATCACACTGACCTTGACGGTCAACCAGTGCAACATCGTCCTGAATGCTCTCGCTGCCCGCCCTTATGCGGAGGTGGCAGATGTCATCGCTGCCGTTAAGGCGCAGGGCGAGAAGGCTGTTGCAGAGCTTCAGGCTTCTGCGGCTCCGGGCGTCGCAGACGAAACTGTTCAGTAAAGGAGACGGGGAAAATGGGAACAGCCAATATGCTGCTGGGTGCTGCGGGGCCGTTCCTGTTTTTCACAACGGTCTCGACTAACCAGACAGATTACAATCTCTACAATGCCATGATTACCGCTGGCTGGGACGGTCAGCGAGCGGTCAACGTCAACCTGACGATTGGTGCGGGTGTAATAATTAGCTCATCCGCTAATACTATTCCGGCCTTCACAATCGCCTCCATCCCCGCCAACAGTTCTATCTACATTACCAATAACGGATATATCGTTGGCAGAGGCGGTCAGGGTGTTGGCAAAGGTTACCCTGCTTTGGGCGATTTCAACTTAACTGCACCTGCGTCGGCAAATGGCGGGACGGCTTTCTCGACAACATTTTCAGTTAGCATCGACAATCTCAATGGCACAATTGGCGGTGGTGGTGGTGGCGGCGGCGTTGGTGGCTCAACGGCTGCTGACTGTAGCTGCTCCGGTTGCGGTGGCGTCAATCTTGTTGGCATGAGTATTGGTGGCGGTGGCGCAGGATATGGTACTGCTGGGCAGGGTTATTCCTATTGGAAAAACAATTCTAATTTTTATTCCCCACTGACTGCATCCGAAGCGGGCGGGTTAACCACTGGTGGTGGTTCATACTATGCCGCGTATTCTTCTGGAACGCGTACTGCGGGTGGCACTGGCGGCACTGGTGGCGCGTTAGGTCAACCCGGTGGTGCGGGTAGTGGCGCGGCTCGATGCGGATACACTAATCAGTCCGGTCCCGGTACTGGCGGCGCTGCGGGTGCTTGCACAAGTGGCAATTCGAATATCACATGGGTCAACAACGGTATAAGATTGGGAGCCCTCAATTGACAGAGGTTTCAGACAATCAAGATACCTCGTTTTTACGGTGGTTTTGTTCATCCGAAACTTTGCAAAAGCGTTTGGATGAATGCCATTCGTGCGAACATTTTACATCCCTTCAACTGTGTGAAGTTTGCGGGTGTGTGATCCCATTAAAAGCGCCACTGAAAGAAAGTTCTTGCCCTAAAGGAAAATGGTGATGGACCACCAGACTATGATCAATGCCGCATTTATGTTCGCGACCGGCGTCGGCGGTTGGTTCGCGCGTGAAATTTGGGGCGCAGTAAAAGAGCTTCGCCGTGATCTGCATGACATTGAGACAGAACTGCCAAAAACATATGTCATGAAAGTCGATCTCGACAAGCGCATGGAACACATCGAGCATATGTTTCAGCGCATCTATGACAAACTGGACGGGAAGGCTGACAAGTGAAACCCCCCGTTAAAAAAACCACCGCTAAAAAAACCGCAGTTAAAAAAACCGCAGTTAAAAAAACTGTTGTTAAAAAGTCACTCGCCTCATCACCCGACCCGCAAAAACCTGCGCCATCTGGCTTCCTTGATAAGGCCATTGATGTTGTGAAGTGGGTAGACAGCCCATTCAAGTTGGCGGTCGTTATTCTTTTAGGTGCTTTTGGCTTGACCGGATACCTTGTGTATCAGAACCAAGAAAAGCTCATCAATAAGGTCATCAATCACGATACCATGCCAACCTTGGTGTCAGATGAGCGTATCGTCGGTGCGGCGCAAGCTCTTATGAGAGACCTTCGTGCTGAGACAATTATTGTTCATGAAATCAACCTATCTAGCAATGCCAGAACAACTCGCGTGGCTCTTAGCCCAGATGGCCGTCACGCTCCGCTGGAAGGCAAGAAGGGCGCATTTTTCTCAGGGTCTCCAGCCCGCAACCATGCTGCAATCTCAATGCTCAATGGCGAGGTGCTGTGTGAGACGTTTGAGCCGTCGTCAGAAGCGGGCGATTGGATCGTGTCAAGGGGCGTGACCTACGCTTGCAGGGGCTCAATTCCTCCAGAACAGGGGACGATGGTTGGCTATTTGGCCGTTGGTTTTAAAGGTCCGCCGCGTGATGTAGTGGCGGTGCGAGCAAGGATTAACCAAACGACGCGCGAGCTAGCGAGGTAAATATGGACCCGCTAACAATCCTCGCTCTTGCCAAGGGCTCATACGAAGCCATTAAGACCGGCGTAAAACTTGGCAAAGAAGTCCAGAGCCTCTTTCGGGACATTTCAAACCTGATGGACTCGGCTTCCAAGCTCACACAACTTGCAGCCTCTCCTCCCAAACCCAAACTGTTTGGCAAAGAGAGTGCAGAGAAGCTTGCCATGGATGCGTTCATGGCGAAAAAAGAAGTTGAGAAGATGTTTGCAGAGGCCAAAAACCTCTTCATTTCTGAGCAGGGATTGCAGGCTTGGGATTGGGTAATGGCCGAAACCGCGAAGATCAAAAAAGAACAGAGGGCTGCTGCCGAAAAAGCCCAGAGGGAACACGAAGAGGCCATGCACGAACTGATGGTTTATGGTGCGGCGGGGCTTGTAATTCTTGTTCTTTTAGCTGGTATGTTCGTGACAATCTTCGTCGTATCTAAGTAGGAGGGGTAAATGGACATTCTCAAGACGGTTGGGCCGCTTCTGGGGCAGTTAGCACCAACCATTGCGACGGCTCTCGGCGGCCCTTTGGCGGGCCTTGCCACGAAGACTCTTTCTAACGTCCTTCTTGGCACAGAAGATGGCTCCGAAGCTGACATTGCCAAAGCCATGCAGAGCGCCACACCGGATCAGCTTGCTGCTATCAAACAGATTGACGCTGATTTTAAAATCCGCATGGCGGAACTGGAGATTGATTTGGAGCGCATCACGGCAAAAGACCGTGACAGCGCCAGAAATCGCGAGATCATGGTTGGAGACCACACCCCAAAAATTTTGGCCGGTGTTATCACATTGGGATTCTTCGGGATTTTGTTCTGGATGTTCATTTATGGTGTCCCTAAAAACGGAAATGAAGCTTTGCTCCTGATGCTTGGGGCGCTTCAAACGGCGTTTACAGGCGTGATCGCGTACTATTTTGGTTCATCTGCTGGTTCTAAAGCCAAGACGGATGTCCTTGCTGCAAAAGGAGACGGGAAATGATCAATTTCAAAGGCGCTGCCCGCAAAATTGAAGACGCCGAGATTGATAACATTGCTGCCGACTTGGGCGTGGAATCGGCTGCCTTCCGTGCTGTCATTGCGGTAGAGGCTGCGGGCTCTGGTTTTGACAAGGCTGGCCGCCCAAAGGCTCTTTTTGAGCGCCACCACTTCTGGAAGCATCTCAAAGACGCACCGGGCCTCCAAGCGCAGGCTGTCGGCGAAGGGCTTGCGTATCCAAAGTGGGGTGAAAAGCCCTATCCAAAGGGCTCGGATGCGGTCTATTCGGAGATCGAGCGGGCCTGCGCCATTGATGAAGAAGCGGCGCTCCTGTCCACCTCGTGGGGTCTGGGACAGATCATGGGCTCAAACTACAAGATGGCAGGATGCCAGTCTGTAGAGGCTATGGTTGAAGAGGCAACGGAATCCGAGGCCGGTCAGCTTCGCCAAATGGCATCGTTTATTCGGTCGGCTGGCCTTTTGGATGAGCTTGTTGCTAAGAACTGGGCGGGTTTTGCAAAGGGCTATAATGGCCCCGGATACGCCAAGAACCAGTACGATACCAAACTGGCAGCGGCCTATGCCAAATTTGCGTGATTGTGCTATAACAAGGGCATAGCGGAGTTGGCATAATGACAACGGGCCTTTCGTACAATGGATCGGTGGCGGGGACGAATAGCTACGTCCAGCAAATTGCCACCATGGCCGTCGTTGAGGCGAACAACCCGGAATATCTGATCATCCTGCCACAGATGATCACTTATGCCGAAAACCGCATGTATCGCGATCTGGACTTTCTCTTTACGTCTATCTCTACAACGGCGTATGGACTGACCGCTGGCAGCAGACAAATTACGGTTCCGGCTGGAACTTTTGTCGTGCCGGAACAGATCAATTTGATCACGCCATCTGGTACAACTAATCCAGATGCTGGAACTCGCGTTCCTCTTTTGCCGACAACAAAAGAGTTTTTAGATCAGGTCTATGGGTCGGGTGTCTCGGCGAATCGTGGTCAGCCAAAGTATTTCGCTCCATTCGGGGACTTCACCTTCCTCGTCGGACCTTACCCGTCTGTGAATTACACTTGCGAAATCGTTGCAACCTACCGCCCTGAAAGCTTGTCGGCGACAAACCCGACTACGTTTATCAGTTTGTATCTGCCAGATTTGTTCATCATGGCGTCTATGGTTTACGTCAGCGCCTACCAGCGCAACTTTGGCCGTCAAAATGACGACCCGCAGATGGCTCAGAGCTATGAGGGTCAGTATCAAACTCTACTCAGATCAGCGATGATGGAGGAAAACCGGAAGAAGTTTGAGGCCGCTGCTTGGTCTTCGCAGTCTCCTTCTCCCGTTGCCACGCCAACGCGAGGCTAATCCATGCCGCATAATTCTTTCAAAATTCTGCCCGGTGTTGATCAAAACAAGACACTAGCCTTGAACGAGGCGGCGGTCTCGATCAGCCAGCTTATCCGGTTCATTCCGGATCGCACCTTGGGCGGTCTGGTTCAAAAACTTGGCGGCTGGTCTAGATACTATCCGAACACCATCAACTCTATTGTTCGCTGCCTTTGGGCATGGGAGGACACAAATGCTAACTCGTATCTCGGAGTGGGCGCAGAAGGTGCGCCAGCGGGTGGTGGAGGCGCTCTGCAAGTTATCGAATCTGGTGGCGCGACTGACATCACGCCTCAAAAGACGACCGTAAACATTGCGGTTAGCTTCTCAACGATATCTGGTAGCAATGAAGTCACCGTTACGGACACGGGGCGCAATGCCGACAATTATGATGTTGTTGATATACAGACGCAGGTAAGTGTCGGCGGCCTTGTCTTGTTCGGCCAATACCAAGTTAACAACCCCGGCGGCTCTGCTAACACATATAAAATATATGCGACTAACATTCTCGGTGAACCAGCTAATGCCGCGTTTACAACTTTGCTGTCTCCGCTCACGGTAACTGGCGCTTCTGGCACGGGTACGGTTGCAACATTAACGTATGCTGGTCCGCATACCTTTGTTGATGGTCAAGCAATTACCGTTACTGGTGTAAATCCTTCTGGATATAACGGCACATACATCGTTACTGGCTCCACATCGACAAGCGTTTCATACGCGAACACGACTACTGCTGCTTGGATAAGCGGCGGATCAATTAATGATAAGGGAGCAGTCCCTAAATTCACCACGACGAATGGCAGTGACTTTGTCGATGTGACGCTCGCTAACCATGGATATTTTGTTGGCGATACGTTCCCCGTTCTTGTCGCTACATCAGTTGGTGGCGTTAGCTTGTATGGCAATTACATTGTCGTATCGGTTACATCTGAAAGCGTATTCCGTATTTCTGCATCTACATCCGCCACATCAACAACCAATGCATTGATAAATAGCGGCGATGTTCGCCTTATTTATTATAACGGCATTGGCCCTCTTCCTCCGGGAAGCGGCTACGGTATTGGTGGGTACGGTCGTGGCGGATATGGAACGGGTATTCCCCCCGTGGCTGGAACTGGTACGCCAATCAACGCGACAGATTGGACATTAGACAATTGGGGCGAAACTCTAATTGCGAGTCCTCTGGACGGCCCAATTTATCGCTGGAACCCAACTAGCGGCGATCCTGTTGCTCTGAACATTGCAAACGCACCGCCTGTCAATGATGGCATGTTTGTCGCGATGCCGCAGCGTCAGATCGTTGCGTGGGGGTCAACATTTACAGGTATTAAAGACCCGTTGCTCATTCGCTGGTGCGATGTTGACAATTACGATGTGTGGGTCGGAACCGTTGTCAATCAAGCAGGCAGCTATCGCGTTCCAAAAGGATCGCGCATCGTTCAGTGTATTCAAGGTCCGCAACAAAGCTTAATTTGGACCGATCTTGGCATCTGGGCGATGCAGTATGCCGGTCCTCCTTACGTCTATCAGTTCAACGAGCTTGGCACGGGTTGCGGCCTTATCGGTCGAAAAGCTGCTAGTTCGGTGAACGGTGTCGTTTATTGGATGGGTCAAAGCCAATTTTTCCGGCTGTCTGGTAACGGTGTTGAGCCCATTCGTTGCCCGGTCTGGGATGTCGTATTCCAAGACCTCGACACGGCAAATCTCGATAAAATTCGCGTTGCCCCAAATAGTCGATTTGGTGAAATCACTTGGTATTTCCCAACGATTAGCAATGGCGGCGAAAACGAAGGCTATGTCAAATATAACTTCGTTCTGGATCAGTGGGATTACGGCTTCAACAGCACCGAAAACCCTTACGTTGCCCGTTCGGCTTGGATTAATGAATCTGTTCTTGGCCCGCCAATTGGCGCGGGTTTGAACCGTTATATTTTCCAGCATGAAACGTCGCAAAACGCGGACGGCGTAGCGATGAATTCCTACTTCCAAACCGGATACTTTGCTTTGAGCGAAGCCGATGTGAAGATATTCATCGATCAAGTTTGGCCGGATATGAAGTGGGGATATTTTGGCGGCATTCAGGAAGCCAATATCAACATGACGTTCTATGTCACGGATTATCCCGGACAGACGGCCATAACTTATGGTCCGTTCACTCTGACACAAGCAACAACTTTTATCACGCCGCGTTTCAGGGGCCGTCTGGTGTCAATTCGAATTGAGAGCAATGACATCGATTCATTCTGGCGTCTTGGTAATTTCCGTTACCGACTGCAACCTGATGGGCGTTTCTGATGACAGCTTCACTCGGTGACATACTTACCACGCAGAAAAACGGCGTCGTTGCGATCAACAATCTTGCCCAGAATGTTGGTGTTCTTTCTGCTGTGTATCGTGGCGGCCCACAGCCTGCTACGGGCGCAACTACGACTACGGGGATTCTATATACGGTTCCAACTGGACAGCAATTTACACTTACCGACATTGAAATTTGCAATGCATCTGGAACAGCTACGACGTTCAGTATTTATCTCGTAGCATCTGGTGGCTCTGCTGGT